ACTCGTTCTGCGTCTCGTGTCACTGCGGCTGTAAGCAAGAATGCTCTACCGATACGACGTTCAACTGCTGCGAATTGATCTGTTAAGAATGCGGCTGCATTAGATACTTGAGGTGCATGAACGAATATGTCTTCTTCTCTACCATGTACATAAGCACCTGATTTAGCTTCCGTCAATTCTCTTACATCTGTCATACCTGCGGGATTAACTAAGTTCTTAACGTCAGTAGCTAGAACAGTAAAGTCTAGGATTGCTTCTGCTAATGTACTTAATGTCCAGAAATCACCTGCGTAATTCTCGACTAACCCTGTACCATAATCTTTGTTTCTAGCTAAGTTCCATGTTAACGGTAGATATTCTACTTCGTCTGCATCTACGTACCCTACTTGAGTATGTGCATAAGCTATATCTTCTAGCTCCTGCCATATCATGTACTTACCAACACTGGTTCTAACTACACAAGTGTATATAGATACATCTGCGTCTGAGTCATAACCTTCTGTTAATGCTAGTGCATGTAGGTCGTCTGGTAGTCCTGACACTGATTTAGTATCACGTAGGATTAACTTAACTGTGTCGCCTGCAACATCTCTCTTGCAAACGTAGTCTCGTAGGCTGTACACCTGCATCTTCTTGCCTGGAGGCATGAATAACAAACTGTTACCTGTGACTATTAATTGTTGTACTACTTGAGTCATCGCGACTCTAGCGTTTACCTTGTCTAGTTCTTGCATGGCTGCGCGTTCTGCACCTGCTAAGTTCGCATCAATGTCTGCTGCTGTCATTCCTGACTCGGCTTCTACTTCTGCTCTTTGTTCTGCTGAAAGCTGCATACGAAAGAATGGTCTAGATGGTTGGAACAGTGCTAGCATTATCTTGTTAGCTAAGTTCGTTACTGCCTGAGCGCCTACTGATTGGTAGTCGTTCTGCATTTCATCGTATTCCATTAATGGATCGTCTGGGAATATGTTAGGTAGTGTCCACCCTGCATATCTCTCACATCTTTCTAAAGTCTCTTCACGAGCTGCGTCGCTCTTCTGGAATTCGGTCTTTAATATAAAACCGTCTGCCATGTACTTCGCTTGTATTTCTGTAGGTGTCATTTCGTGACCTCTAATTGTAGGTCTTCGTAACTACTAACTGTGTGTTTCTTACGTGCACTTTCATCATCGGTAGCGTCTGATGCTCTAAAGCTCATCCACCACGTATCTTCTAGTACGAACCCTGCACGTTTAACACCTGCGGGGCTGATAAAGACTTGAGGTCGTTCTGTAGCGTCAATAATGCGTGAGCCTTCTTCTGTTACAATACGAATCTTGCCTCGGGAAACTATGTTAATCCACTCGTCAGTATGTATAGCACCTACTAGTGCTGTACCTGCTTTAATGAATATCATTCTAGCGTAACAACCGTCAGAGCTGTACTCTTCAAGTGGTACTTCCTGTTCTATTAAAGAACCATTAGCAATACCATCGAGCATGAACTCTTCTGTGTCGTTTAGCTTTTCACGTATGTTAGTGTTTATCGCGAAGCCTGTCTGTAGTGTAATGTCCGTACTCATACGTACTCCTAGATTGACAGGTTAGACTGCCCTTGCTTACGGATGTCATCGTCTAGCGTGTCATCTATACTCAAGTTTATATTAGCTGTATCACCAATACCTTCGCCTTCTGTTTCTGCAAACTGTGCCGCTTCTAAAGCTCGCGCCTTATCTTCTCGCGCTTGTTTAGTTGCATCTTGCTTTGCATCTATGGCTTGTACGTTAGCGACTGTAGCCCCTACAACGGACGTGCCTATTATAGCTGCTGCTACAAAACTCATTTACCTCTCCTTAATCATCAACCATGTTACGTCTAATAAAGTCCATAACATCTTCCATACCTTCTCGCCTTTGTACAGATTCTATTGAGTCTGTTACTTTGGGTCGTTGGTATGGAAAGATCTGGGATAGTTTCTTAAACGCTTGTTGTGACATGCCTTTTGTAATTATCATGTATGTATCCACAGGGTACTGCTAACCGAAGAAGTACCTTGCATCCTTTATGTTATTTATATCGTAATCTCCCGTAGTAGGAATGGTAGTTAGGTCTGCGCCCACTTGTTCACCCCAATCTAGTAATGGATTATGCTTACTATATAACTTATGAAATGACGTTCTAATAGCTTTAAACAACACATCAGTGTTACCTGCGTGTGTTCCAAAGTCATCATGTATCATTGCGTAACATCGGAAATCGGTACTGTTTATCGTCATCACCATGTGTGTCGAGTCAATCGAATGCACGAAGTTGGGTGCTATCCCACTACGTTGCTGTGATTTCTTCGGTTCACCTATGTCATCGAAGTCAGATACTTTAAGTTGTAACGCTACTCCTCCACATAGTTTAGTCTGTACTCTATAAATAGGTACTTCCTTGTAGAACTGATACACAGGAAATCCGATAGGTGTTAACCATGAACAGTAATCATTACCTACGTTCTTCTTCACCCAATCCATAGCACCTCTCGCTGCTATAACTGTTTGTCCTATAGCTTGCCATAGAACTGGTGTTAGGTACTTAGCTAACGTCCACTGATGCTTCTTGTCTAACTTAAACAACTCCCAGTTGTCTTGTATCCACTCGAATATGTAGTCCCTTGCAGAACTCTGTGTCGCTCCGTAAGGTAATGTCATGACTGGTCGTTTAGCTAACTTCCGTGTTAGACCTACCATTAACCACCTTCTAGCCCTTGGATCATCCAATGTCCGTAGGATGGCTGTACACCTGTCTGCCACTTCTTGGTATATATCTTCTGGTGTTTCACTGTCTTTGAGGTTGGTTGCTATTGCGCCTACTTCGTCTCGCAGCATTGCTGAGAAATGTTGTAGGCCGTTACAGCTACCGTCCAGTCCGACAGGGATACTTGAGTGTGCCTCGGTGTTGTTACCGTAGTCACAGTCTGCCCATTCAAAACAGAACGCAAGGAATTGGTAAGGCTTATCTGCTTCTCCCCACCACTCTCTTGAGCCAACTGGGTCGGATGCAGTTCGTCTGATATTATCCACGTTGGATTTAACCCACGTAACCCTATCATCATAGCTGACTTTGTCGACTCCGAACGTGTTAGCTCCTTGTACGGCAAGCCATTTAACTCCGCTAGCGCCAAGTCTAACTCCCCTTGCAAACTGGATAAGACCCTTTGCAGTGTCAGCTCCTTGTGGTGAGAGTCCTGATGTAGCACAGTAGATTCGTCCTCGGAAGTCACAGTTGTACACGTAGTAGAACTCTTCCCAACTTCGCAACTCTTGAGCCATCTTAAATGATTGCATAAACGCTGATATACTAGCATGTCGCACCTTCTCCTGACCATAAGCAGCTTTAGCACGAACCTTCCAGTCCTGTACTTGTACTAACTGTGGTCCAGTTAATTCTTCTTTAGGTATAGCATCAAGATGTTCAGGGAATGCAGGTACTACTACCTTAGTATTACTAGGTAATCCGACACCTAAGTTCCTGTTATATATCTCTTGTTGTACATTCAACACACGTTCGTTAACTTTCCATGGAGTACGTTGCATGGCATTCACAGCTTGTCTATGTTCTACAGGGTCAAACTGACGAATCCACTTACGATGTTCTCTAGACTTAGTCTTTACGAACTGCACTCTACTAGATAATTCAGGTGTGTGGTATCCTCCTGTCCCGTCACTTTCCCAAGCTCGTGGAGGTATCTTACAAGGTAGTGTCATAGGGTCTAACAACGCTCTCGCATTCTCAAACTCATGTAACCATTCCTCGTATAAAGGAGTAGTGAACATCTTGTATACTGTCTTGTTAAATTGCTTGACCTTACGTTTAACGATAACGTCACCAAACACTTTCAGTACACAATCTAATACTCGTATCCCTAACTGCGATTGCACTTCGGGTGTTAAGTTAGTCCACTCTAAGTCTTCAAACTTCCTGAACATCTGCATATAGACATTATGCTTGTGCATGTAATCTGATACGTTCTGTTCTTTCAGTGACTTAGTTACAGTGTAGTAATACGCAGGGTACTTAGCCTCGAATAGTCTACACTTTAGATCTGTTTCGATCTTACCACCTATCATTAAGGTAGTCTTCATTAAGGTATTACGCTTCTCTTTCTGACAAGCCTGTAACACAGTCTGTATACCCATGAAGGCTATCTTGTAGAAGTCTTCTTCTGTAGGTGTAACCTGTCTTAGTAGTTTAGTAAACTTAGCACCTCTTCCTATCGACCTTGTAGTTGATAGTTTAAGGTGTTCTACTACTTCTTCTAGTCTATCTTTTAACAGGTACTTCGGTCCATCACATTGGTCTGCTTCACCAGAAGTGCGCAGACGTTTTTGATTTTCATTGTAGCGGTTGATACCGCGTGTGGAAAGTTCCTTCTCCCACTT